TACACCCAGAATTGTGCCGCCGTGTTGTTCACGTTCGGGAAGTTGAGGTACAGCGAATAACTGACCAGGACGCGGCAAGGGCATCCCGAGGAGGGCATGGTCATGTTGGCCGTGGTGATTACGGTGGTGTCCGCACTGGTCACCGTCACGGGACTGGACATCGTGGTATTGAGGAAGGTCAAAAACGGCGGCAGGACGGGCGGGAGGATTCCGGAGATGTCTCCCGGCTGGATTGCGCGGAACCCGGGCAAAGCATTGGCGAGCACCAGGTTGTTCACTTCCATGATGTTCAGAACCGCGCCGCCCACACCGGAACCGGTTGTGTGGTAGGTCACAGCATCGTGGGTGCCGCCAGTAATCCCTGCGGAGAGAAAAGCAAAAACTAATTCACCCGAACCGTTTCCGTTAATCGAGGAACCGATGAAGGTGTACTGGTTCAACTCCGTATCGGTGAACCTGGTCCCCGGCATGGTTGAGGTATCCCCGCCCATCATCACTACGAGGATGGCGTTCCCGGGCGTGGTATTGGACCCAAACGTTAGCGTGAAACCGTTGGTTACTCCTCCCCCGCCTGATTGGGTTTGAACGACAACTGGAGTGGTCGCCGGTTTCAGAGCGAGAGAGAACAGCATCAAGGCCCAGTTGTTTGGGAAGGTAGGGACAGTACCGGCGACAGTGATCGGAGCGGTGCTGTTCAGCACTTGAGACCACAATCCAGTGTCCCCGGACAGAGATTGATTCACCCAGGTTCCGCCGCCTGAAATTGAGATCGTGCCACTGATTCCATTGTCGGCAGCCGCCGCAAGAAACATCCAGTCGTGCGCACTGCCAGGAGTGAGCGAGGCACTTTGGCTGAGGACCGGTGTGGTCGAGGTCGCTGGCTGTAGGCCATCAACGATTCCTGAAATTGGGTTTGCGCCAGGCCCGGCATAGACCGTGAAAGGTGCTTCCGGAACAGCAACATTTCCTCCGCTACCGCCGCCGCTTCGCCCTACTTCCGTCCACACCGTTCCAAACAACACGAGGCTGATGGAAATTCCCGAAGGACAGGACCAGGTGGACGAGACGATCATCGTGGCCGATCCTGTGATGCTCGACAGGTCCCCGACACCGCAGACCAGGTGTAGCGTCTGACCAGGCAATCCCCCAACCAGGTTCCCGATGACCGTGGGCGAGGTGTTCTGCGTCACCCAAAAGGCTTGCTGCGAGATGGTGGGCGTCGAGCCGGTGGGCAACGGTGCCGAGGCCGCGAGAATGCGGTCCAGCAAATTCATGTCGTAGTTGAGCGGCACTTGCCAGTTCTTCGCTTGATACGCAGGGATTTGAAGCTGAATGTTCGGGGTTACCGTACTCTGCCCAAAGGCTCCAGTCGCAAAGAGCAGCGGGATTAGGCTAAAATAGCTGCGTCGCACAAATCCTTTAGCGGAGGATTCATGCCGAAACGCCGTCGTAAGCGGCATCCCGTTACGCAGCCATCGGACCCATCTTACCGAATAATCCCGCTCACACAAGGCAAGGATGCCCTTGTAGATCGGGCCGATTACGACTTTCTGAATCAGTGGAACTGGTGCGTTTTCAAAACAAAAAGTGGAGAGTTCTATGCCCTCCGGTGGAACGGCCCGAAACGCATCTGGATGCACAGAGAGATTCTGAAAGTTCCGGATGACAAAGACACCGACCATGAGAACGGCAACACTTTGGACAATCGACGCAGGAACCTGAGAGAAGCATTGCAGGAGCAGAATGCAAAGAACAGAAAACCCAACAAGGGCCATACTTTCAAAGGAGTGCGCTGGCACGAGATCGGTAAAGCATGGCAAGCCCGAATTCAATCCGATGGGACCGCTAGACATCTTGGACTGTTCGCGAGCGAAGTAGAGGCGGCTCGTGCTTACGATGCCGCTGCCAAAAAACTTCACGGAGAATTTGCCCGTCTGAATTTTCATTGACTCCCCTCGGTTACCTCAACTGCAGACTAGTTGCTCGGGAAAACTGCAAGCTGCATCGCCCAGGCTGGAGGCGTCCCGCCCGCTGCGATGTGTCCTGCCTGAATGATTACTCTGTGGTCCCCTTCGACCATTAGCGTGAAAGTTACCGCCGCGCTGTTGGCATACGTGACGGTCGTGAAAGCTGCCGCCGCTGCGCCTGTGGATGCGCCCGCGCCGTTTGATTGGCCGGTGCTGTACCCTGCGTGCGTCACCGAGCCATCTGAAACCCAGAAGTCGTAGCCCGTTCCGCTGGAGACCGAAGTGGTCCAGACCGCCCAGGAAATGAACACCCGGCACGGGCAACCGCTCGCCGGCATGGTCACCGTTTTGGTTGCAAGGGCTGTGGGTGTCGACGCGGCGACGGACAACGCCGAAGTCGCTTGATTGGCAAACACCGCCACAGGAGTCGCGGCACAGCCCACCGTTGTCGTATTCCCACTCGCGTCCGTGCAGAGCGTCACGCCGGCGCTGCCGCCTACGGTACCGGCGTTCTGGATGATTCCGCTGTTGCCTTGCCCCCCAGTGTACGTGATCGTCCCGAGTCGGATCTTGGTCACGGCCATCAAAAGAAGTGGCGCACCCAGTAAGCCGACCAAACTCCAAATTAGCAATCTTTTCCTCATTGGTCTCTCCTCACGATACCGTCATTGGCGTCAACGGATGTACAACGCTGGAAGCGTCCACCCAGAAGGACTGGATACTAGTGCTCGCCCCAGGGTCGATTGGGTCGCCCGGGATTCCTGGTGGCCACGCGAACGTATGACCTCCTGCGTTGTGGATGCAAAAAATAATAGTCTGCCCGGGAAGTACTCCTGCAATGGTAGAAGACGTGACGTTGCCGGTCAGGGTGATTTCTTGAGCGAGGCCGAGTGCCAAGTCGAAAGCAGGAGTCGCGGAAAAAGCCACTACGTTGATGGCCCCGGCTCCCACAGTCCCCAAGGCCGCTTCCAGTTGGGCAGTTAACGTGGCTAGGTTCGCGTCACTCGCCGCAAAGCCTCGGCTGACGATGAAGTTGGCCAACGCGAGGACCATCGTGGAAAGCTGGTAGAGAACCTTGTTGGCGGTCGCGCTGGGAAAGATTCCGTCGATAGGTGCACCCGTGGAGCGTAAGGTATCGGCTAGATAAGCGGCATCGTTTTCTTGGTTCGCTGCGCCCGGATTCCATTGTAGAAAATTGGTCATGAGACTCCTCTAGATCATCTTCCCGACATCGAAACCTGCGATGTACGTATTGTTCAAGTCGAAGCCGAAAGCTGGCAGGTTGAAAGCGTAGTTGTACTGCACCGCTTGTGGACGCGGAACGATGAGGCCATTCACGATCATCTGCTGCATGATCGGGCTGAAGCTGCCGGTCAAGAAAATCGTCGCGGACATATTCTCGTGATCGAAAATGACGATGAGGCCCCCGGCGAACAGGGCTTCCCAAACAACCTGCAACCCGTCGATGGTTCCATCCCACTGATTCTGGGCTGCTTTGGATTTCAAATAAACGCGGTAGTCGTCATCGCCCAGGACCGGACTAAGCCCTCCGGTTGGCTGGAAGGGCAGCGTGCGCGAGGCCCCCACGATTGTTCCAATAGCATCGAGTTGCACGCCGAGGGCGTTGTCCAGATCAAAGGCTTCCTCCATCTGCACCAGACAGATAGAAGCGTCCTCAAGTTTTTGCAGCATGAGCGCGAGGAAAGCGTTCCACTTCGGGCTGTTGCGGTACTGGCTAGAGAGCAGCCCAAGGTAGTAGCCAAGCGGGAGGTTCTCGATCGGGTCCGAGCCGTACTCGCCACTTCCGTAAGGCGGGATGAGAGGAGTGCTCATTAGACCGCCGTGACGCTAACGTTGGCGGTTACTCCTTCTGCGACCTGGTTGAAGGTCAGCGGAATGTCCACGACACCCGCAGGCGCGGGAGCCACACCGGAGAACACTGAGCGAATCGAAAACGTGGGGGTATCGGGATTCGGTCGAGCCTGAAGCGCGGCACCGTACAGTTCCGAAAACACGATGGCTTCGCCAATCTCGAGCGAATTCAGGTAACCGACCACGGCCGCCGTGATTGCCGCCAAGGTTGCGCTCGTGAATCCGGCGAGCCCATGGACCGTCATGGTCACGTAGATCGGAACGTAGCTAGGGGTCAGGTAGCTGATCGTCGTAGGGTTGCCCGTGATTGGATCTGTCACCACCACCACAACGGTCTGCGCAGTCGCCACGCCGCTTACGAGTCCGTTCGGATTACACCCAATTCCGCGGTTGTCGAAGATTGCTTTCGCGATGGCTGCCGCAACGCCGCCCTCGACTACACAGGTCAAGGAGTGTCCCGGGTTCCCGTAGATGTCCACGGCGCTCGTGAAGTTTTCGAGCACGTTGAGCCGCGTGACGCCGGCAAGCTGCGCAATATCCGCCTGAGTCCCGGCCAGCATGGTCTTCGAGGGGACGGCCGTAGAGATAGCCTGGCGTGCGCGAAATCTGGAGTCGCTCTCCACCGGATCTCCGGGGATTGCTTTCGCCGCATTGGTTGCGGTTGTCCATCCACTGATCGGCGTGGCGATGACGGAAATGGCTCCAGGTTCGGCGGTCACGTTTCCGGGAGTGGTGCAGGTTACCGTCACATCGATCGTACCCGGTCCGGGAATCGTTACTAAAGCAGGGAGCAACCAGGTGAAGCCGCTCGAATCCTGCACGGCCCCGTTATTGATGCGTAGCGTAGGGGTGCCGGTAATCGTAACCACAGCGGTCGAAAAGGTGTAAGCCAAGCGCGCAATGCCGTTGAGTTTATAGAGCCGGTCCTGGCCCGCACCCACGGCGGTTCCTGCACCAAACTGGTTGTACACGTACTGAAGCGCCTGGTGGACGTCGGCAGTCTTCAGCGAGAGGATCGAAATGAACTGGTAGATAGCGCTGTCTTTTGCAACGTACTGGTTCGCGCCGAAGATAGTGAGAAAGCCTTCGAGGTTGTCCGCAAGGATATCCTCGTAATTCGAGATGCTCAATCCAGCGGGTCCGACATTGGGCGGTGTGTAGGCCATTAGCCTTGACTCCCAGCCAGCGCTCCTGGCGAAAACAAAATAGTGACAACTCCGAAAGCGGTCTGCGCCGTGGCGCTAAAACTGAATCCCCTAGTTTTGGGGTTAAACGAAACATTCACATTCTGGACAGCCGAAACGTAGGGAGCTCCGGTGATTCGCGTGGCGAGTGACTGCGCCATGATTTGCTGGTTGTTGGGTGTCACGCGGGTCCCTAGTATTTTCTGAAACATCGGCGTGCCTTCGTTCAAATCTTCCCACCACTCTCCCAAGAAAAGAAGGATGCGTGTTTGAATCGCCTGCCTCACGGCCGCCGCGTCCTGCAGCGAAGCAGCCGGATCCAAAATCGGATCGTAGTCCGCATCGAGTTGGAGATACGTGATGGTGTTCATGGAGTGACCGGTCCGGAGAAGTCTGTCCCGGTTTGAACCAGGGTGTGTTCGTGAAGCAGGAAAATCTTGCCATTGATAACCGTGTCTCCAGTTGGAGACAAGTTGATGTTGCCCGTCGCGTTGATGTCGACGTCACCCGAGGACTGGATGGTCACCTTAGGACCGGCAAGCGTAATGCCGGCCTGGGCGACGTCCACGACAATCAATCCGTCATCGCTGCGGAGTTGCGCCGAATCAACCGCATAGTTAGGGAGCACGCGCGGCTGGCTCCACATGCCCGGATAGAACCCGCAATCGGTGAGGTCGTGCCGTCGCCGCTCGAGTTGATTCTGGATTCCTCCGCGCGTCCACCAGAGATCAAAGCACATGTCACAGAAAATCAGCATGCCTTCGTCTCCGGCCTGAAGAGGCAACGTTAGACAGAAGCCGCCCGCGCGCGGGAGCATAACCGGGATTTTCTGAATTGGAGAGATGGCGACATTCTTGGGCCCGGTGTTGGTTCGAACCACTTCCCGGATGGCGATTGTCACCGTGCAGGTCTGCGTGTTTGGATCGAAGTCTTGCACGATTGCGGGAATGGCCACGCGCGTATCGATGAGTGCATGGCGAACGAGCTCCTTGAAGTAGGCGTTCTGCGAGTGCGTCAGTTGCGAGGGCGTTAGTTCTGGAGGCGTGGTGCTCATAGCCCTGGCCAATCCGGAAGCGCGGTCTTCTTCCCTTTCAATGCATGCTCGCAATCGTTGAGGAAACTGAGCTCCCCGTTCACTAGCGTCAGGTGACAGCGTTTGGTGGTCTTCTTGTCGCCGTAGTAGAGCAGGCTGGGCGCAAACGTAGGCCGTTCCACATCGCCGTTAAATTGCCACACCGGAGCATCTGGACCAAGTTTCACAATCCGGAAGGCGTGGGCCTCTTTACAACCGGGACACCAGAAGAGGTAGCCGATCGCTTTCCCTTCCTGCAGTTGTGCCCGAAGTTTCATTTCACCCCCGTTGCTTGCGCCACAAAGGTTCCGGTGAGCAACCCCTGCGCATAGTTTCGCGTGTAGCCGGTCACCTCGGTATAGAAGTCATTGCCTCTTGTGTCGCCGTGGTGACGGACCTGCCCCACCACAAAGAAGCCGCTCAGGTCCAGGGGCGTCAAAATCTGGCCGTACTGAAGTTTTATTTGCGAGATGACCGTGCGATCGAGTTTCACCAGCATCGGCGGGACTTGTACTTTCAGCCGAGGATCGAGCAGGACGGTGAAGTTGGCTCCGAACTGACTCTGCTTGGGAACGCCGATGATGCTCCTGGTAACTTCCGGGTCCGGACTAGCAGCGGTTTGATTTGCCGGAAAGGGAGGCGCATAGATCAGGTCAGGCTTGATTTTTACCGCAGGGTCGAAGAGTTCGCTCATGTAGTGCTGATTCCCGCGCATCCAGCTACTCAGAAAGTTGTCGTTGCTGGTCTGCGCGATGTACTGGCTCACTTTTCCGAAAATGGTTTTGCCGCGCGGATATTGCTTGGCTTTGAGCAACTGCACGGCTTTGTCGCTAATTTGGTCCTTGGGGTTTCCGTTGGTCAACTCCAGCATCTTCAAGGTCACATCCATTTGGCTCGACATGGGGCCAGCGGAGAGGTTTATAAAATTCTCCTCGATCAGCCACGGGCCAGCCATGCAGTTGAAACGCATAGTGAGATCCACAACGCCCTGTCGATCGAACATGACCTGGAGTACCGGCCCATCCCAGATGATTGAAGACTTGCTCGGTCCTGCCTGGAAGCCTGCCTCGAACGTGAGCCACACGGCGTTCAAAAGCAGGTTCTCCATTTCCGGGATGTTTAGGTTGTAGACGGTAATATCCGCAAACCAGAACGGCGAAGGCAGTGTGCTTTCCTGGATGTCGAACACCACGCGCAGGGCCTCCGGGTCCCACCCGCTTCGCGAGATGACTTGCACATCGCCATTCGCCAGCTTGACCGACAGTTGC